CCCCATCTTCGGATCCACATGGAGCATGTCTCCTACCCCCATATTGCCCAGACCATAGCCTTGCTGGAACGATACTTTACCCCAACAGGTATTGGTGTTGACAATGGTGGTAATGGCTTGGCCGTAGTGCAGGAACTCCTCACCTTGGATAAGTACCGGGAGCTGGATATGGAAGGCAGATTAAAGGGCTATGATTTTGGTGGCATGACCCGACTGGCGATCCGGGATGGCAAGGAAATCAAGAAGCGCACCAAGGAGTTAATGACCAGCCTCATTGGTGGAGCCCTGCAACGCAAGCAGTTGGTTTTTCCTATCGATGATTTAGATATCGAAGATCAGTTCACCACCCAGACCTACACCCTGCGAGATGGCAAGGTCATTTATTCAAAAGGTAACGACCATATCATTGACGCGATTCGTTGCGCCATGCTCAGCCGTGAAGAGGGCAGCATGGCAGAGACCAGGGAGGAGCTTGTCTCTCTTGTGCCTGTACTCACGGAGCCGGTGTTCATCTGAAATGTAATTTATATTGCGGGTAGATTTTCAGCAGGAAAGAGTCTGTGAGATTCAAAGATCGTTAAAATAGAAAGATGGTCTTTGCCTACCAGATAAACAATTCGGTAATTACCTTCGATTACTTCCCGTAAATTGTTACGAAAAAATTCTGGAACCATGCGACCTGAGTATGGCGAATGAATTGTATTTCTAGCCCTCTTTTTGAGACGGTCAACCCATTCTTTTGCAGCCGTGGGATTGTTCTGAGCAATATAGCGTCTTATTGCCAGCAAGTCTCTTTTGGCATTTTCAGTCCATTGGAGTTTCATCTAGTGCTTTCTCCAATTCGTCATCAGTTAAGACACGGCCCAGTTCAACATCATCTAAGCCGTTTTGAACAGCTTCCATAAAACGATTCTGCTCTGAGAGGAGATCGAACTCCGATGGAGAGATGAGGACCCCAGCGGGTCTGCCATTTTGGGTAATAATAATTGGCCTGTGTGACTCCTGTACCTGATGTAACATTTTCGATGCATGGCTTTTGAAGTCGGACAGGGAAACAATATCTTCCGAAACATGGATAGATTTCATTTGGGGCTCCTTTGGTTTCTTATTCAGTCTTTAATATAGGTCTGAATAAGATCTTTTGCAAGGGGTTGGCTAATAATGTCTATCGAAACAGATAAGTATAGACATTATTGGCCAGGGGTTTTTTTATTTCTATCCGACACTTTTCATTTCTCTCCGGTAGATAAACAAGGGAATCAATCCTTATCAGGAGAGGAATACATGGAGAACATCACCCAAACCAACCAGCCTCTAGCCACGGCAGCAGCCCTGGACGGATCAGCCTTCAGCAGTATCAATGCAAACGATTCCGTTCCTGCCACCTGGGAGGAGCGAGCCAGGAAGGCGTGGGATTATTATGTTGAAGAGCCTCTGGTCAAGAACTGTATTAACTCATGGCGTACCTTTGCGGTGGGTGATGAAATCAAGATCACCAGTGATGATGAGAAACTGAAAAATGATGCCATGACCACCGCCGATCACTTGCAGATTACCAGGTTTGTCAAGGATATGATTCTTCAGCTTTTGGTCAAGGGAGATGCTGTTGGTTTCAAGCGCTATGACAAGTCTGGGCAGGATCTAGAAGAGGTGGTCTGTGTTAATCCGGTGTCGGTGAAAGTAAAATATTCTCAAGGGGAATTGATCGAGGCCAGGCAACACACTGATGATGGCGGAGGAACGGAGGAAGGTATTGATCTGCCCATAGAGCAGACCATCCATCTCAAGTGGGACTCCCCTGCCTTTTCACCTCGGGGCAATTCCATGGTGCTACCGGCTTTCCAATCCATAGAACTTCTGCGCGATTACCGCAAGGCTGAGCAGGCTATTGCCAAGCGCTGGACCACGCCTTTTCGGATGCTGAAGGTGGGTGGTGCCTTTGGTCAAAAGATGGTCATGCCAGACCAGAAGATGTTGGAGCAAGTCCGAGACATGGTCAACAAGATGGACATGAAGAGTGGCTTAGTGGTGCCATTCTATGTCTCTGTAGAGACCCATGGTACCGAGGGTCATGTTCTTAATGTGGAGGATAAGGTCAAAGAAGTGAAGGAGGATATTGTGGTAGCCATGGGTTTGTCACGATCTCTGGTTACTGGAGATGGCCCTAATTTTGCCACTGCCTCAGTAAGTATGCAAAAGATGATGGTCATGATCCGGGAGATCAAGCAGGCAGCCCGCCAGATTCTGGCCTGGATCTTTGATGACTGGCAGCAACTCCAAGGCTATGAGGACAAGAACCTACAGTTCCTGTTCAATGATCTTGACCCCAGTGATGCTGTTGATTTTAAGAAGCTGCTTGTTGAACTCTATGACCGCAAACTCATCAGCCGTTCCAGCCTGCAACTTAAGATGGATCTGGATCCAGAGATTGAGACTGCCAATCAGGAGAATGAACGGCTGAGTATTAATCTGCTGGATGAGAAACAGATTAAGCCAGTGGTGGATATGGTTATCGCTGGCATCCTTGATCTTGATCAGGCAAAGCAAATATTAGGGATTACCGGTAACAAGGGTCAAAAGGCTGAAGCTAACTTAAAAGCAGATGCTGGGAGATGTGGGCAATGCCAGTGGCACAGCGATGGGCACTGTGAGCTGAATCAGATATCTCGAAGTGCTGATGCCACAGCCTGCCGTTTCTTTAACCAGCAGGTCGCTGTCTGATGTCAGATCTTGCCAAGAAAATTAGAGCAGCCACCATCAAGGCCCTTGTTGCCCGAAATCGCTATGCTGATACGGTCACGGCAAGTCTGACCCAAATATTGAATAAGGCCGAGGAAGAAGTTGCCAAGGCTATTCTCAAATATCGTTCTCTCGGTTCTCTGCCGGAAAACAAATTGGCGGCCTTGAAAGGGTTGGAAAAGCTCAAGGCTGAGATAAAGGAAATTGGCAAGAAGCTGAGTAAAGAACAATCCCTCATCTTCCGCCAGGCAACCAATAAGTCTTATCAGCTTGGCATCTCAGGTGGCATTAAGGAGTTCGTTCACTCAGCTCTGCCATTCTATAAAGACCTGAAACCAGATGGTATTGAGAAGCTGGCCACCAAGGTCTTTTCCATAATCGACACCAATGGCTTAGATTTCATGCTGGAATATAATCTGACCCTGGCTGGGGATGTCCAACGGGAATTAACCGACTCCATTCAACGCACCATTTTAAATGGCATAATCACTGGCAAGGGTACCGATGATATTGTCCGCGATCTTGGCAAGGTGGTGCTGGATAAAGATTCCTTCCGTCAGGCAGGTAGCAAGACTTTCAGCAAAGCCCAGTACCGCATGGAGATGATTGCTCGAACCGAGATAATCCGCGCTCATAATATGGGGCGGCAGAAATTTCATCAGCAGGCTGGCGTCAAGAAACTAGAATGGCTAGCCATGGGTGATGAGAGGATGTGCCCTGTTTGCAAGAAGCTGAATGGCAAGGTGTTTTCTGTGGATAAATTCCCGCCTCAGCCGTCTCATCCACATTGTCGATGTGTGCAAATTCCTGTGGATCTAGAAAACATTGAACTTCCCTAATTTGTCTTCTCCGCAACATTAATCAATTTTCTTCCGACACATTTCCAACTCCTCCGGTAGGTAACCGCTGAACCCCTATTTTGCTTTAGCGATTTGGGAAGGCACAAACCTAACGGAGACGATTTATGGAAACCTTTGCCACCGATCTTGAACGGTTGGCGTTTCTCCTGGAAACAGATGCGGCGCTTGCTATTGACCCCGATGAACTCGGGACTGATGCAGCCGAACAGAAAGCTCCTGAAGAGCAGCCTCAGGAGAAACGTCCCAAATATATAACCAACTGTATCGGTAGCAAACAAAAACTGGTGGACTGGATCTGGCGGAACACCCCGGATAAAATATCCTCGGTGCTTGATGCCTTTTCCGGTTCAGCAGTGGTGGCCTATATGTATAAGTCAAAGGGCTTGCGGGTCATTGCCAATGATCGTCTGCGTTATTGCTATCATGCTGCTCGGGCTATTATCGAAAACAGCTCCACCAGGCTCTCAGATGAAGAGATCGAATCTTTGGTTGCGGCCAACGGTAAGGCAGGCAGCTTTGTTCAGGATAATTTCAAGGGTATCTTCTTTGCCAAGGGTGTCCATCAGGTCATTGATACCATCCGGGCGAATTGTGACAAGCTCTCAGGTTATAAAAAGGACATAGCCCTCTTTGCTTTGGGCAAGACCTGTATGTCCGGTGGCTTCGGCCATTTCTCATCATCCACAGAGAACAGCAAACGCAAAGACTCTCCAGATGGCTTTAAAGACCGATTCACCAAGAACCTCAAACGGGTCAATGCTCTGGTCTTCGATAACGGCAAGGAGAATAAAGCGTACCAAGAAGAGGTGCCGGAGCTATTACCAAAGGTCAAAAGTGGTCTGGTTTATTTTGATCCGCCTTATGCCACTGAATTTTCCACCACCAATTATGAAAAATCATACCATTTTGTCGAAGGCCTGATGACCTATTGGCAAGGGCTCAAGATTAAGACCAACACCAAGGTTAAGAATTACGAGACCGATCATAAAACCGTGACCAAGGCTAATGCTGAGGAGTTCTTTCAGGCCTTTCTCAGTAATGCCAAACATATCCCCCATTGGCTGATCTCTTATCGGGATCACGCCTATCCCAATGAGCAGCAGATGAAGAAGATCATTGGCTCTCTGGGGCGGGATAGCCGGATGAAATCAAAGGATCATAGCTACTCCATCAGCTCCAAGCGTGGTGATGCCAGCCAGGCTAAGGAGCGGCTCTTTGTTTGTCGCAAGTCCGTTGGTAAGAAAGCAGAACAGGTCGAGCAACCCATGGCTGCCGCTGCCAATTTCCATACCACTATCCCGGTGGATATTCAAATTGCCAACCCAGAGGGCATGAGTAGTGAGGCCACCAGCAATCAAGGTACTGACCCACAATTCACCTTCATCCTCTGCCGCACCGGTACCAATCGTAACGGCGATCATTTTACCGCAGATGAACTAACCTCCCGCCACATGACAGCCATTAACAAGAAGGTGGATCTCCAGCATTCCCAGGAATTCAGCGATATCGTTGGTGGCATTGTGGCAGCGGATTATCTGGAGGATGAAAATGGTGGTCGGGTGGAATGTGTTGGCGAACTCTATGTCAGCGACAGTCTCCATTCCCAACTGGCCTATAAGCTTATGAAACGAGGCATTATCTCTCAGGTCTCCATGGAGTGTGACTATGAGGAGGGGGAGTGCTCTATCTGTGGCAAGCGCTTCAAAAACAAGAATAACTATTGCCCCCACCTGCGCAAATTCAAAGGCCAAGAACTTAAGGGGCAACCAGTATTTGAGATCCTGCATGGCGTGACCTTTACCGGCCTTGGTCTGCTTGATCGTAAGGGTGCAGATGAGAATGCCCGCATCCTGCAGGTAGCCTCAATAACAAAAGATATAAAGCAACCTCAACCAGAAGGAGAACCAGATATGGATCCGAAAGACAAGAAACAGGATGACGCGGTCAAGGCTGCCAAGAAAAAGCAGGAGGGGCAGGATGATGATACTCCGCCGGGTGATCTTGAAAAGGAGAACCGGGAGTTAAAGGCCCAGGTCGCCAAATTGCAGAAACGCATTCAGGTGCTTGAGGCCGAACAAAAGGCTGCAGCAAGCCAGGCCAGAGCAAAGAAACTTATTAAGCGCCTTGAAAATAAAGGGGTGAGTTTTGCCAGTGAGGAGGAACGGGAAACCGAGATGAAGCGGTTGGTCGGTCTCTCTGATGATGCCTTTGCGGCCACGGAAGCAGCCTATGAACGGATGGC